CAGGTACATATATATTATAGCATAAAAAATGGAGATGTCAAATTAATAACATCTCCAAATTTTATTTTTGTTTTAAAGTGCTTGCTGTGGAGTTCCTCCACCACCAGACTTCTTCTTAGCAGGTGCCTTCTTAGCAGGCTTCTTAACTACCTTTGCAGACTTAACTGCAACATCTACATCTTCTACCGATGGCATTCTTCCAAACGCTGGATCAGATGGATTTGCTGCTCTCAAAACAACTGGCACAAGTGCACCAAGTAGTGAGTATGCTAGTGTCTTTGGATCTGTAACTCCAGAGGCATACATTGCTGTTGCTGCTCCGAGTACTGAGCGACCATATGACGCTAGTGCTGCTTTAATTTGTTCATTCATTTTATTCCTCCTAGGATATGAATTTACTAATGGCTGCCCAAACTGGTTGAGCCATCCATATTCCCATTATACCAGCAACCCCAGCAAAAACTTTAGGCGCAGGTAATGGCAATTTTAATGATATACATATAAGCCCAAAAACTAGGCCTACAGACAAAGATAATAATATTTCTTTCATTTATTTACTCACATTTCTAGACTCTACATAGTCTTTAATAAAGGGAACTATAACATCTACTTCTTGCGATGGAACAGCATTAATTAATAAATGATTTATACCTCTTTTTTCAAGAGTTTTTACAAAGTCATCAAATTGTTCGTGTGTAAAGTAGGCAGCATCTAATACTACCTTTGGTATTTCTCCTTTTTGCCAAACAGGTCTAATTGCATAATTTGTTAACAAATCTAATTCCTCTTCTGTTTCTCTAATAATGGGAGTAATTGCTAACATTATTTCAACGCCATCTAAATCTAATGGAATTAGTTTATTTGGATCTTTTAATACATCAGACCATCCGCCACGAACATATATGTGGTACGGCAAAATAATTTTATGACCATACTTTTTTACTGCTTTAAAAACATACTCATTTGTTGTTGAAACATATACATCTAGTTTATTTTTATGACTTGGATCACGCCAATATCCTGGAGAATCTTTGTCTTGATCCATTTCATTCAGTTGCTTAAGAAACTCTATCATATAATTTGATCTATCAACTGAACTTGAATCATCGTTTACATCTCCAACAATTCCACCAACTCCAGACTCATGATCTTTTATGTATCCAGAAATTAAATTAATCTGAAGTCTTCCTCTATCTATCCTATCCATTGATCTATTTATCATAGAAAGGTACTGTGGAGATATCGTGTATGGGCGAATTGCTACCAAATACTTTATTTGCTCTCCCTGCTTTATATCAACTGCTGCTTTTACAAACATGTCTCCTTCTGGAATATCATGTGTAAACATGACCCCAGAAAAATGACTACTGTTTAGGTTTGACGGTGATTTTATATTGCCTGGATCTCCCATCACTCCGCCAAAATAATAAAACTTCATCATATTATTCTATCATCATTTTCTGGTAGTAACTTTTTTAACTCTTTAAATTCTGAAGATATTTTTTTGAGTGCAAAGTCATGAGGGGCTACCATTCCTTCAACAGCAGAGCCATACTTGTCGTAATAATCTATCTGTGGACCTACCTCATTAATAAATTTTTGAAGACCCGCCTGAACAGTCTCTATATATTCATATGCTAAGTCACGAGAATCTGAAACAAATTTTAAAAAATCTTCATTTGCTTTTTCTTTATCTGTTTTGTTTTCTTTATGTTGAATTTCTTGCTCTAGCAAAGTCTTAAGAGTGTTGGCAAGAATCGACACATTAATTCTTTTTTGAACAGAATACATATATAAAAACAGTATTGATGTAATAGATAATAAAATAATTAAGAGTAAATCAATCATAGTTCTTTTCCGCCTTCTCTAACTAGTTGAACGATAGCGCCATTGGCTTCAAGAGCCTTCTTTGTTTTAATCATATAATTAGCAGCACGAATCTTATCATCATGGCTAAGTAGCATAAAAGATTTTTCTGATGCCCTAACAGTAATAAATCCTTCTTGATGCTCTATGATGTCTAAACCAAACCCTTTTGGAGCAAGATGATCTAATGATCTAAACGCTCTTCTCATAGCGTCTGTATAAACTACTCCATTGTTAGAGATTGCCATGTAAGCCCCCAATCAGCCTTTGTCTTATGGTTAGAGAATTCTTTAGATATTTCTCCATTTTCTAAATATACCCCGCCCCATACGCCCCACTCTTTGCCAGAAATTCCAACAGAAAAACATTCTTTTCTTACTGGACATTTAGAACAGAGCAAATCAACAGCAGGCCTAAGCAGTTCATCTTCTTCGTATTTATCAAAAAATACATTTGTGTCATAATCTAGACATGCAGCATCATCTTTCCACTCATGCTTATTCATAGTTATGCTACATACTTGTCAGGTATTTCCCATCCGTTTCTAGAAACGACAAAAGTTTTTTTCAAGTACCACGCACCGTTTTTTCTTGCGCCATACTTTGATGTAAAGGCCTTATCCGACCTTAGCATCTCCACAACATTCCAACCATCCCAGGACAAATTTTTATTTTTAGAAACAATAGTTTCCATTTCCTCAAGAGATTTAATTGTTTTCATCATACCCTCCTAAAAGTTGTATACATTAGTATTTATATTTTTTGATTTTGATAAACTAACCAAGTTTGAAGTTCTTTCTTTTGGATTTGAAACAAAGACAAAGTGGTTAAAACTATCAACATTTTCTTCAAACCATTGTGGTGTAACCCTAAATAGTTTGATCTGCTTTCCTCTAGACTTCATTCCTCTTTCAGAAAGATTTACAAACTCCATTGCCATATCATTAATATTGCCTGGACCAACAGAATATAAATAAAACTCTTTTTCGTTGTCTTTTAATTCAGACAAAGCAACAGCCATTGCTCTAAGGAAAATATTATAATTGTTGAAGTTAGGCGTTCCCTGAACCCCGACTATCATCACTTGTCCCTTCTGTTAGTTTGTCTACTATAAACAACATCTTATCTAATTGTACCTTATCCATGTTACTTGTGTCAACTCTTTCTGCAGAATCTTTGTCAATTCTTTCATTAACCAATGGTGCTTTATAAAATGTGTTGTTTTTAATCCAATAGGCCTCGTCGTCTACAACTATAACTTTTGTAGTAGAATCGTCCTGATGCTTGGCTGATTGAGTTTTTGCCTTCATTTTTCTTTTATATTTTTTTGCACCCGCATACCTATGATGAAGCATGGCCTGACTCACAATTTGTCTAGGCGTATAACTTTTACGACTTCTAATAATATAAATAAATACCCCTAGTACAATTATTGATGTTAGTAAAACTGCTCCAATTAAATTATTCATAGGTGCCCCCATAAACTTATTCTATCATCGTTTATCAGCAATAATTTTTAAAAGTTGTTTAAGGGCGGACCTTTCGTTTGCATCAAGTAGTTTAATCTCGTTTTCATCAAGAGATTTTTTATTAATTTTGACAACTGGATTTGCTTCTGTCACATCCATGTCTATAAATCCTTTTTCCCAAAGTGTCATGGTAACTTCTGAAAAGTAACCACCAATAGCATTATCTAATTTTGGGTCAATATCTTTTAACATTTCTGTTTTTACATACATATTCTCCCCAGTTTCTGGATCTTTACCAGCAAATCGCAACCCTCCAGTCAAAATTAATTTTTGAAATATTCTTTCTGAATCTCTCACTTTCCAGACTTCTTTCTTGCTTTTGCTAAAGCATCAAAATCTTTTACCTTGGTATCTCCAAGATAACCCCAAGCATAACCATCATTAATCATGTGATCATTAACAGAAACGGTGTCTTCATTAACATATATCCATCCAAGTATTCGGCCATACTTTTCTGAAGAATCCATTTTTTCAGTTTTAATTACAACTGACTTTGCATCCTTAAGAAACTTTTTTAAATATTCTTTTGACTCAAGCCCCAAAACTTTTTCTGCTTTGTCTGATGTGCGAGATTCTGGGGTATCAATACCAGCCAGCCTAACACGAGATGAGAATAAAATGTCAAAACCCAAATCAATTAAAACGTCAATGGTATCTCCATCTACTACGTTTTCTACTTTTCTTACATAATATGTATACATATAAGCCTCCTTAGACCCAATACTTAATTATAGCAGTTATAGCCAAAATTGTCCAGAGGATATTGAACCAAATAATTGTAGGCAAAGTTTTTACTGTTGATGACCAAATCAGAGCAACGCTTGAGATCAATGCAAAAATATATAACCACCACCATTGTTTACCAAATAGCAGGCCTGGAAATATTATAGATATTTTTGTCATAAATGCAAAGAATTCAACCGTATTTGGCTTGTTCCAATATTCTTTATGTCTCATTGTTTTTAGAGCATTAATCCACTCTGTTCTAAATTTCATTTTAATCCCTCCAAAAACTGTCTATGGTCTATACATTCTGAAACCTTGTAATCTTGATAGTTTTTGTAGTAATCATACAAATCAACACCTTTTTTATAGTCTGAAGAATTTTCAATATATATTTTTGCAATATCTTTATTGATTGTATTTTGTGCAGAACCAACAAAAGTCCAACTATTTGATGACCAATGTTCTCCAGAATCAAACTTATTGGGAAGTCTATTTTTCCATTTATTAATTTTTTCTTGTAAATCTTGAGGGGCATTTTCATAAGAAAATTTTTCCCAAAATTTTGTGTCTTTTCTCAAAGTCATATAATGAAAATATATAAATTCAGAAATATTGTTATTCATTTTAACTATATTATTATTAAACTCTTGTCTTATTTCTTTTGAATTTTCAAATAGCCACAGAGGATTGTCAAATATCTGTGTCAACTCTACAATACTAACCCAAATTGATGTGGCCTCAAGTGGCTCAACAAAGTTTGCTGCAAGGCCTACTGCAACACAGTTATTGATCCAAGGCTCTTCATAACATCCAGCATTAAAACTAAACCCGCCTTTGTTTTTTCTTGGATAGGTTGGCTTGTATCCTAAAAACTCCTCTATTTCTTTTACTGCTTCCTCCTCAGATATAAGAGATGAGTCATATACATATCCGCAACCAAATCTATTTTGCAATGGAATCTTCCAGATCCAGCCATACTTCATTGCTATAGCCTCTGTGTATGATGGAATTTTATCTGTCATTTCAATAAAAAACGGAACTGCGGAATCTACTGGAAGAAAATCTTTGTAACTTTTCCATTTTGAGTCATAAACTTTTCCAATAATTACCCTGTGGAATCCGCTACAATCAAAAACAAAATCACACAAAACATTTTTATCATTATCTAAAGTTAAACTACTTACATAGTTATTTTTATCTAATGATACATTTTTTATTGTTCCATCAATTACTTTAATTCCTCTTTCTATTCCTATTTCTTTTAACCTGTTTGCTAGTTTAGTAGCATTAAAATGTATAGAAATATTTCCTATTTTTTTATAATTATCTATAGGATTTTTTTGAGAAACAAAACCAAAATCTCTTTTACCACCTTCAAAAATAAAAGGGACTTTGTTGGCTTCTGAGATCTTTTCTGTAAAATCTATATTTTTTACACTATTATTAATAGCAATACTTGCAGCAATTAGTGGACTATTTGAAAGGTACCTATCAAATATTGCATCAAAACCCAAAGACCTATCCGTTGTAGAAAATCCATGGTAGTAGAATTCTTTGTCGTTATTCCAATTTGTAAACTTGATTCCATTCTTTATGGTCGCATCACAATTTTTTATTAGGTCTGACAACGGTATATTTAAATGATCAAAAAAGTCTGTGAGGTATGGGGTAGAGCCTTCTCCAGCCCCTAAAATTCCTATCTCTGTTGACTCTATAACAGTTATGTCTAAATCTGGATACGATCTGTGTGCTTTAAGTGCTGTAAGCCAGCCAGCAGTACCTCCGCCAACAACAACTACTTTTTTTGTCATTATTTTCTACCCCACTGAATATAGTTCCAACCACGCTCATGTGCGTAATAGATAAATACTTTAACTACCGTTTCCCAAAATGCAATGGCACCAGAAAGAGTAGCATTTCCTGTTAAAGCATACGCAACAACAAATGATGAAAGCGTTCCCCAAATACGGTAACTTAATGCTTTAGCAAATGATCTTGCCCTTGTTACTGTCATGATGGCCACTCTAATTTATCATTGCCAATTTTATCTATTATTTTATATACCCATTTCTTTACGCTTTTTCGTAGCCGATATAGCATGAATCTCCGCCCCCAAATCTACTTGTTCAATCTTGTATCCTACATCACGACCATAAACAATGTTTGTAATGTTTGGTAATCTTAGTATTAGTGTATTTTTATATGGATTGTCTTTCTTTATATACCCCGAAACCTCATCATACATCAATGGATCCTTTTCTGATGTATTATAAGTATTGCGTACACCAACTAATACCTGATCAGTTCTTTTGTGTGCCTCTTCCTTTAAAGCCTGATGCCCTTCATGCCAAGGCTGATATCTGCCAAGTTGCAGGGTGGTAGGGGCAGACCAATCAAACAGACCACAAGCCTGTAATATTGTGTTTACTTCTTGCTCTACAGTGTACCCATCAAGAATTCTGATATGAAAGTTTATAGGATCTTTCCAAAGTTTATTAGTGTCCTCAAACCTTCCTTCTTTTATTCTGTCAACCCACACAATAACATCAGCAAAGCCAAATGCACTTCTAGTTTCATCGTTAGGGCAAACAAAATCTACAATTACTGGAGCAACATTCTGTTTAGCAATTAGTCTTGCCATTTCTCCCATGCGCCTTGCTTGCTCAATTCTATCGGCGGGAGTGAAAGAAAGATCTGAATTAACCGTAGATCTAACCTCATCTGCATTAAGATGAATAGCATTAATTCTTTCTTTTAGTGCCTGTGCAAGTGCTGTCTTGCCAGAACCAGGTAGCCCAATAATTTGTATAATCATCTTGTCTCCAATTCTTCATTTGGCATTATGTCAATGAGCAAATGAACTCTATCTATATCACTATTGTTTTCTACAAGATGTGGTCTTGAGTTATTAATCTCCCAACACTCTCCAGCCTGCATGCTTATCTTTTCATTTCCTACCCCAAAAAATACATTGTTTGAAGTTACTATTGGGATGTGGTTTCGTCTAGAAAACATAAGATAATCTCCAGAGTCAAAGTGTATCGATATATCTTGTCCTGCCTTTAATTTGATTAGCAAGACCATACCTCTGGTGCCGTTGTGAATTTCCTCTAAATTTTTTATAATAGGCTCTAAAAGATCAATCAATTTTTTATCATTTGATTCTTTCTTTACAAGAAAAGAGTCCCCGCCTTTCCAAAGAAGGTTAGCCCTATAAACAAAATATGAAACTGTATCTTTGTGAACATCATAGTTATCTTGCCTTGATGTGTCCAATAGCCACTCACCAGAAAAATTTGAAATATGATTTTTTATTGCTTCAACATCATAGGTTGCATGCTTTTTAAAATTAAAGTCTTCACTAGTTTTTCTCATTTACGGCCTCATCCAATCATCAAAGTTTGTGCTATATTTAAACAAGTCAAAGTCAACCTTGTATAGTGTTTTAACTATATCTATTATATCATTAGTGTAGTCATTTAGGTAAGACTCTATACCATAATTGCCTAAATTATATCTGCCCAACTTCCAGTTAAAATCAGACTCAAGTTCTTTTAGATCTTCAAACCTATATATTTTATTAACCTGTATCTCATTATTTTCAGTAACGTAAAAAGATTGAGGGTAATGAAGCAGTGGAGTTGTTGGTGATATTATATTTTTTAATATATTTTCTAGATAATCTTTAAAAGATATTTCTGTTTTATTAACTTTATTATACTGTTTATAACAACTGTATGTTCTTGTATATGGGTTTCTAACAACTGAAAAAGAAAAAATGCTTTGATCTATTGTATTTGCCCTCTTTAAATATGAATATGGGTCATGGTGTCTTGGCCATGCTCTGTTCCAGTTATCTAAGTTATTGTCATAGAGTATTTTAGAAATAGAAGATCCAGCAGTTTTTGGTATATGCACAAACAATACACCAGTATATTCTTTGTTATTAATTAACATGTTGGTTAATTTCACTATTTATTTCTTTAACAAGTTTATTTACTTTGGCATGATTTTCTGTGTTCCAAGTACTATCGTTCCAAGAATCATCCATATACACTGTATATGTTACTATTAATAGATCGGTAATTTTTTCATCTTTTAGTTTTAGGATTTGCTCTTTAACACTTTCATGAGTTCCAACTATTGAAAATAACATGTGTCTTGGGTTAAGCGTAACAACCTTTTCTTTATATTTTTCAATCTCTTCTTCTGAATCCAATATAGTAACAACGGCAGCAACCATTCTATTTTCAATTCCATCAAATCTATCAGGAAGTTCTCTATATGTGTCTAGCATACATAAAGATGTTGCATTAAACATTCGTACAGTATCTAAAGCGTATTCAGAAAAGCCACTAAAAACCATTCGTGGCCTTACTGCCACTGGACAATATAATTTATACATTTTTACAAAATCTCTTACAAATGTAGTTCTTTTGGCTATTGTATCTATTGCGTCTGACTTTCCAAAAATATCAAATTCTAAATCTGGTTCATCTTCTCTATTATGAAAATCTCCAGCAACCCAATTAAACATTAGTCTATCTTTATCTACCTGGTTGTGACCAATTGTCATCATGGCACAATATTGTGGGCTTACATGATATGGCCTTAATGCTATCATATACTTTAATTTATGCCCTGGAATAATTGCAGCAGCAGATTTTATAAAATAATCTGCCTGAGCAGAATGAAATGTTAGTAAAACTGATTCGTATCCAGCATCCTCTAGCCTATAAGAAAGATCTCTTAACTCTTCAACATCACAATGTTGATCTCTTAACATGTAGTGAAGTCTCATTTTTAATTTATTTTTTCTCGCTCATCAATAATAGAAATGGCAAACTTCATCATGCTATCATAGCCAACAGCGTTGTCCATAATTTTATTATAATGGTGTCCGCAGAAAAATAACTCTCCAGAAATTCCAGAAACTTTTACTAGTGCCTCAGCACCACACTTGTCGCAGCGATCCTGTGGACCAAGAGTCCAAGTCTTTTCTTCTTCTTTTGACTGTAACATACTAAACATATTATACCCTTCGATTGTCAGTTTTATAGAACCCAGAGCCATTAAATGTGACTCCTATATTAGAGTATACACGAACTAAGTCTTTATTGCAAGTCTCACACTTGTACCCTGGGTCCTTATCGGACATTGATCTAACTTTTATATATCTAGTATTGCAAGATATACAATCATATTCATATGATGGCATTACTTTTTCTTTGTCTTAGCCTTTACTTGCCAAACAGGAAGTTTTAGTTCATCGCCAGACCACTCATATCCCAAAGCCTTGACCACAAACTTAATAATTTTAATTCTCATTATTTAATCTTCTTTCCAAATTTAGCCCAAAGTCTTTCATGAACATAGTACCCAAGAGACTCTACAGCAATATAAAGAATTGCTCCTAACCCTGCATACTCCCACTCACCAGTAAAAATATAAATGATTCCAGCAAGAACAACAAGGTGAAAAGTTTCCCAACTAAATGTTTTAATTGTACTTCTTTTGTTAGATTCCATTATAGTGCAACCTGTGGCTTTCCTCCGCCACCTGATGCCTTCTTTTTCTTTTTCTTTGCTGGAGCATCTTGTGATGTTGATACATCAGAAGATCCAACTTTGCTAAGAAGTGGAAGATTTTCTTCTCCAGCATAAACTGGTCTTCCCCATCCAACAACAGCATTAATTAGTTTCTTTTTATTGTTCTTTACATATGCACGAGTTTTTTCTACGCACATACCACCATTACGCTGATCACCCTTTGCAGTTCCTGAAGTATTTCCTTCAATAACCTGAATAGTTCCATCACCGTTGTTCTTAATGCAAATACCAACATGTGAAATACGATTTACACCATCATCTGGGAAATCAAAATAAATCCAGTCTCCTGGAGTTGGATCATCGTTACGAGCATCTGCCCAACGATTATTTTTCTTAAACCAATCTGATGCTGCAACAGTTGCTGCAGTCTTTGGGTATTTCTTTGGATCTAGGCCCGCAGTAAATGCACACCAAGAAACAAATGATTGGCACCAAGGCAAAAAGTTTGCACCTGTCCATTTTCCATATTTTGTTTCATTATCTTTTGGACCTTCAATGGTTCCAACTTCTTTTTTTGCAACCTCAATGATTGCTTCTAAACTTCCTTTTACGGACATATGCTTCCTCCTTGTTAATATAGCACAACTATATTATATCAGACTATACTGTGCCTGTCAAGGACTATAATATTTATATTTTTGCTAACTCTGGGTTTAAAGGAGATCTTGCTCCTGCTATTGCTTTTTCAATTTCAGAGCAAACAAAGTTAAACTCTTCTTCAAAGATTTCGGGAGATCTATCTTCACCCATCTTAGGCTCTTTTCCTTCTGCAATCATTGCATCTTTAAGAGTTTTTTCAATGTCATAATTTAGAACTGTGCATGTAAAATGCTTCATGACATATCCATCTTTGTCTATTAAATATTTTTCGTAGTTTCCGCCCATTTGTACACCATCATAGAATCCAATGTTTAGCCATGGAGACTTAAACTTTCCGTTAACATTACCATCTTCTAGAGAGTCTCTCATGGATCTCAATTTTTCCATCTGAGATGAAATCTCTGCATACAACTCATGTGGTGGTAGTGTTGGTTGACCCAATCCATTAGTTCCAGTTGTAAGACCATTACCTAAAACCTCATTCAACAACTCATGTGGAACAGAAGAAACCATCTCTGAATACTTAAATGTTGTATTATAAATCTCTTCTCCATAAGCCTTTGAATCTAAGCCACAGGTAATTCCTTGTGACCACTTGCCCTTAGTAACTCCTGGACCACAGTAGTCATTTGTTGGGACAGCAATGATTTCAAACTCTTCGTTGTTGTACTTATCTTGAAGCATTTGTAGAACTTCTAGTTGATTTGCATTACCGCAACCAACTGTAGTATTGGCAACTATTGTAACTTTGCCCTTATATTGCTGTAGGTGATTTGGAGTACCTTCCGCAGAAGATAACTGGATGTCATAGATTGATTTCATGTCTATATTATAACACATTTTTAATGGTGTTTTAAGGGCAGTTTTAAGTCATGCCCAGGACCTATAATTAACTACGAATGTAAGACGATGACCCAATCAAAATTTTTGAAAGAGAAAATAGGTACTCTCCAAATGATTTTGATGTATTTTTGCTTACATATGAGGCTGATGCAACTGCAGTAGCAACGGATGATCCATATGCAACTGCTGGAGACCCATTGTATTTGGTGATTTGTACTCCAGACATAGCAACCATATCCAGTCCAGGACCTCGGTTTGTTGCTGCCTCAAGTTGAGTTGCAGTAGCCAATGCCCCTACTCCAACAACCCCACTAACGCATGATGGGAACCCAACAACATCTTGTCTACGATCATTTCCTGTTGCAACAAATACTGGAACATTACTTGCATTTAGTGATGCTACAGCATTAATTGTTTGTGTATCTGTTGTGCATCGTGATAGGTTGTCGGCAGAAACCGAAGACTGGCTAATTGACAAAGCATCAATACTATATTTAGATGCATTTTTAGATACCCAATCAATTGCTGCTGTTAGTGCTCTAACATCTCCCCTTGAATTTCCAATGCTTGTAACATCATTGAACCTAATAAATACAATCTTAATGTTAGGATCTACTGTAAGTGCAGATTTAACCATGCTGTCGCCATGATATGTTGCATTATTAACAGATGTTGGCCATGGGGCAGACGCTGCGCCCTTACCCTCCATAAACAATTCACCATTTGGGCATGACATATTTTGAGATACAACCTTTGACTTTACTGTTGTAAAACAAACCTCATGAATAATTTGAGGGAAATTGTTAGAGTTGATGGCGGTATCAATAATTGCCAAAACCTTTTGATCGTTTGCCTGTGAAGGCTGAATTACAGTAACTACAAGTAGTGCTGATAGTATTGCTATTAGTGTCTTTTTCATTTATTTATCCTTTTGTTATTGTTTGTTTATTCTTTTATTTTTACTACTAATTGACATGGATCTCCGCCATCTTCCCATTCCTGCTGTTCTTCATCAGTCATGTAGGGATCTCCTTCGTGTGTATTGCAGAACGGTTCTGTTATCCATCCCCGCTCAATTCCATTATTTAGCCATATGGAAAACTCGTCGTAATCTTGTTCTTCGATCATATATTAAGTATACCGTTAAGCGGTTACAATGTCAACTGGGCCAGTGCAGGATGTGCTAAATTTTATTGCTGCATTTACTGCTTGCAAAACTCTATTTCTTGCATTTTTTTGTTTATCTGTTGCAAACAAAACTCCGTAGGCATACTCTGATCCAGAGCCCATAGCCATATATGGTAATGTATATTTAGATAATGACATATCTACAGCACTATGTTCGTATATCTCTCCACGAATTCCAATGATCAACCCTAAGTCTCCATCTTTGCTAGTGTCAACCCAAAACTCGTTGTAAAATTCTCTGAGTTCCTTAATAAATTTAGTCTGCATAAATTTATCTGTGTCTTTAATGTTTGGGGCTGTTGGTTTAAAATTATAGCGAATTCTTTCTCCATCTAATCCACCAGCATATCCAATAAGATAGGGACCTATTTTCCAAACCTTTGGTGCTTCAAGAGCCAGAATAATGTTATCATCTGACGCACCACGATCTCCAGCCATATAAACTTTGCCTTCGTGTTTTAATGCAGCAATACAGGTCATGAAAAAGCCCCTTCAGGATAGGTATATTAAAGTATACCATCTTCTGAAGGGGCCGTCAAGTAGGCCTAAAAATGACTAATTAGCCTTTTTGTCTACCGTCTTAAACGCATCATTGATCTCTGCCAATGTGAGTTTTCCATCGTCCAAAAAAGCCCTTGCCAGCCTTTCAATAACGGT